TTTCCAAGAATACAGTGTACCTGTATTCCATACTCGTTGATCTTGTCGATGAATCGAGTGCGTACCTGTGAAAGAGTATTGAAGTTCACAAACTTTCTACGATCTAGGAAGTCTCCAAGATGCAAAACTGTTGTGATGTTGTTCTCTTTACAGTACGGGAAAAACTGTTCTTCAAAAAACTTGAATGACTGATCCAAAAACAACTGTGAATCATTTCTTGCACCAAAGTGCGTATCATTTATAATAGCAAGTTTCAATTTCAATCCCCAAAAAGTTTTCCTAGTGTACCACCGTCTGTGGTTTCTTCAGTTTTCTTTTTCTTTTTCTTTGGCTTATACTTTTCTAAATCATTATCCGAGAGTTTGAAGTAGTCAGCATAAGGGTTTTTTGAATTTGGATCAACTAACTCGTTGTCGTGGGCCCACTTTGTAAACTTGTTCTCTTCGTCTAACTTTTCCATCATCATATACTTAACGTATATTTGTTTCTTTTCTTTTTCTATCCTGCGTATAAAAGCATAATAAATCATTTGAGTAAAATATGAAAATGGATTCTTAGATTTCTCTGGATTGAAGTTGTGTGCATACATCAAGCAGTTTTCGATCGCATCACCAATCATCTCATCTCTGAATGGGTAGTTCATGAAATTGGGTTTGTACGAAAGTCGTTCAGCAATCTTCATGAAACACTCACCCATATAGTGAGTTGCAGGAGGCTTGGGATCTCCAAGTTCCTCTGCTTGATTTAATTCCTTTTTCCACTTTACCATTTCTTGAAAGAAAGCATCATTGTCTATGTAATGATCTTCCTTTGTTGTTTTTCTTTTAGCCATATTGGTGTTCCCTTAAATTCATAGGTAAGTATACCTCATAAAACAAATATTGTCAACCGTATAAAACATTTTTTAGATTTTCTGCTTGACAGGTTTTCATTCGGGGTTACACTATGTGTGCTAAGAAAGAAAGGGGAAGCTAGGCCTATTAAAGGCCTCACTTAAGGTAGTCGTCGGCATCCCCAGACCAGTCTGACCAGTCATTACCCCAATCGGGTTCTTCTTTACTTCGGTCAGTTTTTTCTTCCTCATCAAAATCAAAATCGTCAAGTGGAATTTCATCGTCGAGTCCCATCTCGTCGAAGAATCCTTCCTGCATCATTTTCTCAAACATCTTTTTTGACATTGCGAAGTTCATCATAATCATCTCTTCTTCGGAGGTAGGAGGTTTTGGATCATCTTTACTTGAAATTCCTTTCATATCAATTCCAAGTTGTTTGTATAGATCTTCTAGTATACTATTTGGATCTATAGGATCAATACCGAGAGAAGCAATTTCATCTTCCTTTAACTTTTTTGATTCATATTGATCTATAATTTTTTGATTTGGTTTTATGGTAGTGACAACAAAATCGGTTGGAATATCACAGGTAAGTTCTTCACTGTTGTTCATCCAGTCTCGGAGAACCCACATTTCTTTTTTGACTTCACCAGTGAGAGGATCGTGCATAGTTGTTAATTTCATTTGCATCGGTCTATCTAGGACAATCTTTTTTGCACCAACTTGATTTACAATACTGATCAACTCTTCACCTGAACGAAGCTTAAGTATTTTGTATTCAACCATTGGATTCTCCTATAGTTTTATTTTAATCGTCTTAAAAATAAATTCTTCTACCTTATATAGTTTGATTCGTTCAAAGAAATGACGCAGAGTGTGGTTCATTTTCTTTTTCCATTGAAGATTGTCCCCAATATCAAACAACTTAGCAATCGATTTGCTTTCATGTTTTCTCAACTGCCTTCCGATTGACTGAAGAATTCGAATGCGAGACTTCGACGGAGAAGCAAATATAATGTTGTGTAGGTTCTTGATGTTGATACCAGTAGAGAATGTTCCATAAGAGGCAACGATGATCGCATCTTTTTGTTTCTCTGCAAGACCACGAACCCTTTCTCGATCATCTGTTTCCACTCCACCGTGAATAAGAAATACCTTCTTGTGTTGATTCTCTAACTTGATTCTTTCGTACAGTTGTTTTCCGTGGTTCTCCACGAACTGAAACAACACCAATGTATTTCCCTTTGTCTTACCTGCTAGAGTGGAGATAAACTTATTTCGTTTGTCATTGGTAATCAACCACTTCATCTCGTCCTGATACTTTAATGTTTTCACCAACTTCTTGTCTTCGTCACTGTAGTCGAGAAGGATGCAATCAATTTCTAGTTTTGATAGAATGTCTTTTTCCATCAGTTCTTTTGTGGTGGTCACATCCTTCACAGGACCGAACAGACCTTCGATGACTAACTTGTGAGTGAGGGCTCCGTCGAGTGTACCTGTAGTTCCAATCCTATACTTCGCGTTCTTTAGTTTGGACATGATAGAAGTCAGAGACTTGGCTTTGAACAAGTGACACTCATCACCAAAGGCAATTTCAAAGTCTTCAAAGTATTTTGCCGGTAATTTGTATAAACTCTGCCATGTAGAAATAACGATCTTTTTATCGGTAGACTTATCTTGTCCCGCATAAATCTTGTGACAGTTTCCTTCCACATCCCACCCGTTCATTTTTGAATAATCTTCAAAGTCTGAATACATCTGAGAAACCAAACCAGTAGTAGGTACGATGATTAGAATCTTCTTGTTCGTTTTTTCCATGAGATGTCGAAGAAGACCGTAGATGATTAGACTCTTGCCTGATCCAGTAGGAGACAACAACAAACATCGTTCATGTTTAATCGCATGAGAGATGGCTCGTATCTGGTGATCGTGTGGTACGATTAGTTTACCACCCGCAGATATCTTTAGGGTGTCTGTTAGGTATCGTTTGACTAAATCATCACTGACTTTATTATGTGGTGTGTCAAAAGTTACCTGATAAGTGTAACCTCTTTCTTTGGCGAAAGTAGTTACATAGTCAAGTAACCCAGAGTGAATCTCTTGGGAGAACATGTTGTAGAGTTTTATAGTACCATCCCATACCTTGTTACGGTATGCAGGCATAAACTTATGGCCGGGTACTTTGAAAGTAAAGAAGTCAGAGAGTTCTTTGGCGAAACTTCGTTCACATCGAACTCTGATATTTACTTCATCGATCTTTTCAATAACTAAGTCACTCATTCTCTATTTAGGAGAAAAGTGAAAACCTGCCATTATCAGTAAATATAAAATTGATGAAATGTAAAACAGTATCATCATCAATTCTGAATCAATAAAATTTAATATTTTTTCTACTAAGAACCGGATACGAACTTTCTCCATTCGATCGCGTTGCGAATCTCCCAGTTTCTCTGACCGATTTCCTTGATTACAGATTCAAGATAGAATACCTTTTCTTCTTGATATGTGATCTTCTGTTTCATCAAAATCATATCGTTGTCAGAATCAAGGTACATATCAATATCCGCCTTTAGAATCTTAAGGTCAAAGGGTTCCCACCCTTTTTCTTCGAGATCCTCTTCGGACATTTTACCTGTATAGTATTCCCACTTTGATCTTCGTAAGGAAGCAAAGTCGAAACCCATTTTCTTTAGATTGAATCGTTCTTCTTGTAGGAAATTGAGATACTTATTGTGAAGTTGTGGGATCTTGAGAGACTCCAGATCCAACTGCGTGTCATCAACTTTCATATCTCGTTCTACATGTCGTTTTAAATCTTCAAAGTTCATACTGTAATTATATACCACAAAGGCAGGTAAGTCAATATACGGTTACCTCATAATCTCTATATTGTAACGTGAGACTACAAGTTACTGGGGATGCTTCGCCGTCGGAAGCGTTCAGGTCAAGTTCTCCTAGACTGCTTGGATAAAGATCTTTAAATGTTATGGAAGCCTGTGGTAGGGAGTTACTATTGAGTAACACTAGTGTACCATCGACTTGGTAATCTGAGGGGTCGCCGGGTTTGGATGCGGCACTATAAGGATCGTCGGAATTTGCAATACCACTTAGACGAATTTCTGATCGGTTTCTTGGTTCTAATGTTTCATCATGAATGGTAAATGATCGCATCCAGTTGTATATTTCCATCCAGTTGCCCATGTCTTCATTCACTAGAAATGATAGAGTAAGTGGATCATAATTTAATTTAGGATCGGCAAAATGAAGAGTAGGATGTTTACTTAAGACGGGGGTATCTATTACACTGATAGACGGAACAGACGCACTCTGGCAGAAGTACACGACTTCAGGTGCCTTTGTCATGACGAATCTAAACGCAGTTGTCTGTAATAAGTTTTCGTTGTCTGGTTGTCTGTCGAGTGCATACTTAACATACTGGTTATAACTTGGCATAGTGTTTCTCCAATATATTTATATACAAAAAGAAACAGGGGAGACCGAAGTCTCCCCTGTTCCTAGTGTCGGATCAAGTCCGAGTTTCAGTTATCACTGAGTTGCGCCACCGCCAGAGTTGATACCGTGGAGGTTATCAATTCTGAATGCACGGTAGTATTGGTTGACACGGTTGGTGAGGGTTTCACCGTCTGGGTTACCGTCAGCCTTCTTAACGAATGGGTTGGAGACAAGACCGTAACGAGTCTTGAAACCAATCTTTGGCTGGAAGGTGTTCTCACCGACTGCACGAACCATCTGTAGTGGAACGTATGGGCAGTAGAAGAGTCCGGCGTCATACTGACTGGCACCCTTATAACCTACTACGCAGTAGTTGAAGTCGGCGTATGGGTCGATGTAGACCTTGAGACGACCGTTGAGTGTACCGACAAAGGTGTTGCCTGTGTCGTCAACTTGGAGACTTCCGCCACCCATTGGGGTTGACTGAAGTGATCCACTGAGTGCGAGTGCAGCAGCGACATCTGAAGAACAGATGACGATGTTACCCTTACCGCGACGAGTCTGTCGTGCGATGAGGTTACATTCGCGTTCGATTTGGAAGAGCAGACCACGGAAGCGTTCTGCACTCCATCGACCGTCTGAGTCGGAGAGGATATCGTAGATACCACCGACACCACCGGCACCGAAGACGGCACTTGCACCCTTACCCTTGAGGTCAGCTTGCTGACAACCGAGTTTAGCAACCGAGAGAATGGTACGAACGACTTCGCGGTTGATTTCGCTAAGAATCTCAGTGCTGAGGATGTTAGCGAGTTCGGTCTCGGCATCAAGTCCGTGAACAGCACGGAGGTCTTGAGCGAGTTCAGTTGAGTATTCGGCCTTGAGGGCGCGAGTCTTCGCCTGGACTGCGGTTCTCTCGATGGAGAATGCCATTTGCTGGAATGCGTTTGCACCACTGTTGTCGAGTGCTTCAGCCTGACCGGTTGTGATACCGTGTTGAACGAAGTTGGTGATTGGATCACCAGTAGTACCACTTGTAGTGAAGGTATTAGTACTTTCAAGTGCTGGGTCACCAGTTGTGACACCACCAGCGCGGGTGGCGTAACCGGTACGGGCTTCGTCGAAGAGTGCTTCGTCAGCGCGAGCACCAGCTGCGTCAACGTAGTTGCTCTTCATTGCAAAGATAAGTCCGGTAGGACCAGTCATTGGCTGGACACCGCAGATATCGTATGCAATTAGATTTGGCATCGAACGACGAACGAGGCTGATGAGAACTGGGTCGAAGGACTGAACCTGACCGACTGCGGTAGAGTTGCTACCGATACCGTTAACCATACCCATCTGCATACCACCGTTAGTTGGGATGGCTTCAGAGAGGTACTGTTCTTGGTTCTCAAGAAGAACGGCTGTGACATTCTTCTTGTATGGATCTTCGATTGTTGGGAGTTCTGGGTGTTCCAGAATTGGCTCCCACTTTGCTTTGATTTGCTCGGCTAGCGAGTTAGTTTGGTCGTAATTAGACATCTAAAATCTCCTTTTGATTTAGATTATTTTCTTGTTTGTCTTGAAATTGCTTGGGCGTAGTAACTCATTGGACCAGTTGTTTCCTGAATGGAAGTTGGTTCCTCTGAATCTGATTCTTCTGTGATAAAAGTAACTTCATCAGAAGCTTTTGACTTGGTGAAGTAACCTTCTTTGAGAACTGCAAGTTTCTCTGCGAATTGTTCGGCGTTATCAAAGTCAATGCCTTCTGCGAGTGAACGAAGCTTCTCGACATCAGTGTCTACTAGATCTTCGGTCATTTCGGCAAAGACACCTTCGCAATAAAGGCCTTCCATTTCGTTTCTCATTTCCATGTTTCGTTCAATCTCTTCGTTGAGCTTGGCGGTAAGGTCTTCGAGTTCCTCGGCCATACCTTCAACGACATCGAATTTCTCTTCTGGGATATCAATGAAGTGATTTTCAAAGACACCACGAAGGTCTTCCATGAATGACTCAGCGACTTCAGCACGAATGCCTCGTTCGACTGCGAGTTCATTTTCCTTCATCCAATTCTCAACGACATATCCGAGATAGTCATCAAGTTCTTTGGTAAGGTTCTCTTCGATTTCAGCGGCAGTCTCCAAGAGACGTTCGTTGTAGTTCTCTTCGAGAGCTTCAGCGTATGTACCAAGTGAATCGTTGATTGCGGCTTCGAAGATGACTGTTGCCTTCTCCTTGAAATCCTCGCTCAGTTCTTCACCATCAAAGAGAGCATCCATGTGCTCTTTCATGTGAGGCTTCTCGACCTTTGGAGAAGCAGCAGAAGCTTTCATGTCGGTTGACTTCTTGTTGGTCTTATCTTTACCTTCGGTGCCGGCTTCAGTACCAATAACTGGTCCCTTACCTGAAGCATCGAATGCAGACTTCCCGGTGGCGTCCTTTTCTACTTGGGCGCCCTTTTCTCCGGCCATTGATGGTTTCTTAGGCTTCATTTCGGCTGACTCCTCTTCTAAGTTGTCTTGATCCTCTTCGTCCTCGTCGAATTCCTCATAATCATTATCTTCGAGAGTGATAAATTCATCATTCTCGTCTTCTTCGATCGCAAGGCCTTCGACCAGTTCCGAAGCTTCGTCTTCTTTACGGTGTTTTTCGGCAAGAATGTTTCTTGCTGCCTCGATTGGGCTTAGGCTATCTGAACTCATTTAAGGACTCCTTTTGTTACCTTACAGTAGTAGTATTTAGTAAAATCATAATTTTGAAAGGAAATCTCGGAACACATTAAGTTTCTGTTCTTCGAGATTTTCTCGTTCAGCTTTGGTTATTGTTTTTCTATAGGTTTCGATTTCTCGTTCTTTGAGCATACCGTTATTCCATACCCATTCTTTACCTTCCATGATACCGTTTACAAAGGCATCAGGGGCAGATGGATCTGCAACAACGTCAACTGCGGTAAGCATGAAGTCTTCCTTAACCATCTTGACTCCATTCTTCTCTTCAAGTGTTCCCATACCTCTAGTGGATACACCAAGTTTTACCCCATCATCGATGAGACTCTTGACGATTTTTCCATAGGGTGTGTCGAGAATTTTTGCTTTGCCCATTACGTTGTCACCGTCGAAACTCATTTCGACGATGTTGTGACATACACGTTCGAGGTTAAGTGATGGTCCTTCCGGGTGTCCCAGTTCTCCCATTGCTCTACTCTTCTGAACGTATTCTTTGTTGTAACGGTCTGCTTCATTAAAGAGAATTTCTCTTTCATACATTCTACCGTTGCGGTTTACTTTCTCTGACTGCATGAAGATACCTTCGATGAAATAGTTTTTCTTTCCATCTTCGGTGGCTTCAGTGAGACATTGAATGTCATCTCTTTGTTCTGTTATTAGAAGCATAGTTCTTCTTTCTTAAGGTTTTATCAGCGGGACTTCATTTTGTTGGCGATTGTTTTTCTTCGGTTCTTGAGATAAGAGTCCGAGGAATCTACATCACCATCGTTGTCAACATCTTTGTCTTCTTTGCCAACTGCATCTAAACCTTCTTTAACTTTCTTTTTTGGCTTTACTTCTTCGTCCTCGTCTTCGTCATCTATTTCTTCTTCTTCTTCATCTTTTTCTGGGAAAGACTCGCCGGTTTCGTCGTCTTCGAGTTCCTTCTCAAGATCTTTCTTCTTCTCGTCGAGAATGGCAGAGGCAATTTCTTCTCTTGCAATCTCAAGCCTATCGGCAAGTTTGCTCATGAGAGTATCCTCGATAGCTTGTTTTACTTGTGATGGGTTCTCTTCGATTAACCCCTCAATAATTCTGTTAATGTGTGACATTTAAAGTCTCCTTAGAGTTCTTGTATATTTATAAAAAAGTGTTTTTTATCCCCCAAGGGGAGGTGGGTATAAGATACCACCAAAATCTGTTTGGTAATCTGGAGGTAAGGCTCCATCCGACTGTTGATCACATGAAGAAGAAGTTCTAGTTTGACAATCAGTTGCCGGTGAATATAACGGACCACCTGATGGTAAACCAATAGGTTGTGGTTCTGGTATGCCATACTCACCTGAAGGATTACCTAGTTCTACCTTATACCAAGAGAAGGTTATGCGTGGAACTCTTGCACAAGAAGATTGGTGTGTTCCTTGTGGACATGTAAGAATACCGTAACATGCGTATGTGTAATATGTTGTTGACCCGGATTGACATCCACCTCGATTTCCTTCTGGTGGAATGACTTCGTTAGGTTCACAATCAAATCCTTCTCCATAACCGCAACCTAACAAACACGGACCAAATATAGGAGCTTGATCTTGCGGGCAATTATCAAACTGTCCGGGTTCATCTGGATCCTCAACCGTATTATCCTCACTGTGTTGTAGTCCACTTCCTAAATTTCCGGGTATAAATGAACCCGTCTCAAAATCTAGGAACGCTGTAGTACCATCACTGCTACTAAATTTCATTCTGCCATTATCTTCAAGTCCATCACCGGGGGACCAACATGCTTTTACAGTTTTAGTTTCACAGACTTCGAAATTTACACTTGGTTGTTGTCTTGTTAATTGACATGGGCAGTAACAATAATCACCTAGTTCAACATCATCGCAAGCGGCGCCTGTACAATCACATATTGGACAGACACAACGATCAAAAAAAGCACATGGTCCGTCTGGATCAAATCCTTCTTTTGAACACTGTCTAACTACAAACCCCGATTTGTATGAAGTTATTTCTACACAATGTTGCACATCTCCGCAGAAACAACATTCTTCACTACAAGCGTCTCCGACTCTACCATATCGCGTAACACCTTCGGGACAACCTTCTTCTGGTACTTCCTCTTCTTCCTCTTCTGGTGGTCGGGGTCTAGGGGGAACTGGTGGTTGAAAAATTGGAGGTGATCTAAAACCACCACCGCCACCACCACCGTTGTCTTCTCCGCCAGGATTGCTGACATTAGTAACAACACCTATGCCACCGCCGATAGGATTGAATGGATCAACATCACATAGATCCTGACCGCAACCTTGTTCGATTTCTCTTCCGTCTGGACAAGGAGGACATGGTTCTGACATAAAAAATTTAGCATTGTGATCATCATAGAAATAGTGATTTTTCTTGTCTCTTAGTGTCAAGTCTAAAACTATTTCATCGCGTCTACGAGAAAGCCGCAACAAATTTACACTCGGACCTCCCGTTATTAGAGTACTGTCCGTTGGTGATATGACCTTCAAATAACCTGTTATTTTTTGATTGCTACCTGCCATGATTAACCTACACTCGCTGGGTCAGTTTGTCCCGTTATATCGCACGGATCGGCGAATATTGTTACATTTATTCTACCCTTCGGTAGTTCAAACATTGATTCCTCTGGTTCGTATCTCTTATTTTTTTCTAGGAAAGAGGTACTTTGTTCAATGTATCTAGAGAGAATTAAAGAATTCTTTTTAGGAATCTGAACAAACCAACCACCGTCATTTACAATTGCACTGTAGTCTTCGGTGTTGAGTCCGTGTCTTATTTCTAAGTAATATCGAGAACCGGACAACCACCACTGACCCTTGTAACCATATCTAGCAATATTTAATCCTTCTTCATTTCTCTGGTCTGGGACAATAAGTGGACGATGTATTGTAGCTGAAGGGCAACTACCAGATGTGTCCATGCCTCTTGCCCAGTGAACATCAATTGTTGCGTCGTATGTTGGATTAAAAGATGTAGATTTTGTAAGGGAGAAAGAAATTGCAGATACAACTTCCACATTGTTACCAGTGCCACTTGCCTGATACTTTTTATTTCCGAATACTGTATCTAATATATTCTCACCATTAATGTAGTCTTGGTTTGGATCTCTGTTTAAGAACGGATCATCATGTGGACATGGTGATCTGAACTGATCGAAGAATTTTTGTTTTCCTTCGGGGGTTCCGCATGTCTCTACTGGTACTCTTAGTGCAGTTAGATCAATCGAAAAATAAGATCTTCTTTCTGGGTTTTGTTTGAATCCAGAAACACATACATTAGTTCCCATACCAATACTAACCGCTCCTGATGAAACGGTTGGATTTACATTTCTTGGTAGATATTTACCTTGTCCAGTATTTAATTCTTTTGGAACTTTGTATAGATCTATAAATGAACCACCAAATCTACCTATTTCAAATTTAGTAGAATTGACTACCTGTAATAGAGGCATTTATCAACCTCCGAATTCGGGATCTGAGATAGCTGGTGCGATTATAAATTTACCGGAAAGTAGTTTTTCAGCATAGGCATCACCAGTAGTTCCACTGGAGATTCCTCGATCATCATATAAGAAAAGATCGTATAAAGATGATCCAGATGATAATTGTCTAGAGATTTCTTTGGGGAATGACAACGAAATTTGACCAGTAACTCCACTGGTGGTTGCACCTTCTAGGTCATCTCTATAAACAAACTCTCCATCAAGAGATATGTGACCCGCAGTTCTTCCCCCGTTTACAATAGTTCCAGTTACACCATATGTGTTCGAGGTAGAAAATCTAAGTTTCAATGTATCATTATTGGTGTCGAGTTCGTATCGCTGACCTCTCACATCCATCTGGGCCCAATAACCTTGAGATAGATTAACAGGAGTACCAGACTCATCATAATAGTTTATGTTGAGAACGAAGTTGGTTCCCTGTTCGTGTGAAATGTCGTAATTTGCTGAAGCCATTTACTACTCCCGATTGTCTTGGTCTGCATTAGTATCTATATCACCACTTTGTTCTTCTGCTTGAATTTGTGTTTCCATTTCTTTAATTTCTTCTTCAGTCTGTCGAAGCACATTCTTGCGAACAAAGTCTCTTGAATAGTAAGTACCTATAAACTCTTCCATTTGTTGTAGAATTTCTAGACGTTCTTTCATCATCTCAGCATT